TATACAGCAATAGAGGCAGGTACCTAACATGCCAACAGGTACAATCTATTCTGAAAGTTGTTATCTAAATCCTGCAAGCAAAGGTGCCCAAGGTGGATCTGGTGAAACTTGGTCTATAGCTGCCGCTGTTGGTGGTATTTCTATTGCTGCTGGTTTTGCTGCAATTCCCGGTCCCAGCGGATATGGTTATTGTGCTACATTTGCAACCACTGCGGCACAATGTGGTACTGCAAACTCTACAAACTTTCCGGTATTGATCTCGGTTACTAATTCATCATTTGCTACTGTAGCCCATTCTGGTTATATTACGAGTACGGGAACACAATCCGGTGGAGTTTCAGTTACGATTCCCTTTGATCTTTACTTTAGTTCCGATGCTGCTGGAGCAAATCCAATACCTTTTGAATTCGAATCCTATAATGCCACAACCGGCGCTATGGTTGTTTGGGTTCAAGTACCAACACTGTATTATCAATTTCCAACAGTAATCTATTGTTGGTATGGTAACTCTTCAGTATCCACACAACAGAACACCGGTAGTTACGCGCCCGCAAAGGTTTATGATACCAATTACAAAGCGGTAATACATGGTTCTGCGACTTCAATTGATTCAACTGGACAAGTGACCATAACAACCACAGGATCACCAACTACACTAGCAGGTCCAAATGGTCAATCTGGTTGTCAGTTTCCTAATCCATCTGGTGGAGATGCAACACCGAACAGTTATCTTACGTTAGGATCGGGTATTACATTAAGTGGTACTTTCACATATTCATTCTGGATTTACTTGACCGATCCAAATTATTATAATACCTTACTCGGTGATAATAACAATAACGGTGATGTGAGATTTGGTGGTGGGTCATTCCCATGCTTTCCATATGTTTCTGGTGGATTCAGTCTTAGTAGCGTGATTTCTCAAAATACATGGTACAAAATGGATGTTGTTTATAATGCCAATGCCGCCACTGTTTATGGTAATGGCGTTTCATTATCTACAGCAACTGATAGTACTTCTTACACCTATCTTAATCTAGGAACATATTATAACTATGGTTCTTATATTGCTGCCCTAGATGGTGCGTTTGCTGATATGAGATTTTCCAATACCAATCGTTCAACATCTTGGATAACAGCCGAATATAATAATCAGAAAGCCTCAAGTACTTTTCTGTCATCGGCGTATTACTCGATTACATCCGCTGGTGTAGTATATCACCCATACGGCTTTGGTGGAATCATTCGTAGAGGTAAGTACTAATGCCCAGTAAGATCCAAATCATCAATGACACATGGGAAGAAATACACACCACATACCATGACGGCACATGGGCGCTTGAGTCTGATTTACCTATAGATGAAATCAGAATGGACCTTAACATCGTAGGTTGTTTCTTATCTAATACCATTGAGTCCAATGGGCACGTAACTGGCACAATCAACTGTATAGATAAATAGTTTCATATGAATGCTCCATTGCGTCCATGTTGTAAGCCGGGGTGTGCCAACTTAGTAGCAAATGGATACTGTAATAGCCATCAGAAAGCAGTAGTCGATAATCGACCAACAGCATCCCAAAGAGGTTATGGTGCGCGATGGCAGAAGTGGCGCAAATGGTATCTAATCAATAATCCAATGTGTGTAGATTGTAGTATCAAACCAGCATCAGAAGTACATCACATTAAGAAACTAACAGATTATCCAGAACTACAATATGTGAATAACAATGTGATGGCATTGTGCAAGTCTTGTCATAGCATTAGAACAAGAGCAGGTGAGTAAATGATTGGATTCATAAACACAGAGACTAGCGCGGGGCGCGGGACCACTGAAGGGATGGGGGTCCTTATTCTTCCTTTGGGAGATGCCGCAGACCATCACACTCGGTCACTTTTTATGCCTGCAATTTCTAGATCGCAAAATGAGTAAGAAAGCAAAGGACTTATGAACATCAAAAAACCAGCGGCACTACTTGAAAACAAAGGGGCTTTCAAGGTCAATCCAGCAAGAAAGCGCGTGGATCCTGAAGCCGGTGGCACTGTCGGTAAGGCACCGAGTTACTTTACAAGCGACCAAAAAGCCGTTTGGAAAGAACTGAAAGAGATACTCCCAAAAGGTCTAAAGACTGGGGCAACCGACCGCTGGATCATTGAAATCGCAGTAACACTAATGGACAAGTTTCGCTCTGATGGTCTTAATGCTGCTGAAACTGCGCAATTCCTAACAGCCCTTGGGCGTCTTGGTATGTCCCCGGTTGATAGGGCGCGATGCGCTGTACCAGTTACTAAACCAAGTAAAGACAATAACGAATTCGGAGAGTTTGTGTAGACTGTGGCAATAGTGAAAGATGAATACTTTAACAAGGGTATCCAATACTGCAAGGACGTAATTGCTGGTAGGATACTTGCGTGTAAACAGGTTCATCAAGCGTGCCAGAGACATTTGGATGATTTGGATAATGAATCTGAAGACTTTGAATACATCTTTGATATTGAGAAAGCAGAGAAGGTCTGTAAGTTTGTTGAAAAGCTACCGCATGTAGATGGACGCCAATTTATTGGAAAGCGATTCAAGTTAGAACCTTGGCAATGCTTTCTACTCACCTGCTTATTTGGATGGGTTTGGAAAGATACTGGATACCGCAGATTCACTCAAGCATTCATTAGTGTTCCCCGTAAGAATGGTAAGTCATTTCTTGCCGCTGCTATCTGTCTTTACATGCTTTGCGCCGATCAGGAACCAGGGGCGCAAATCTTCTGTGCCGCTAACAACCTTAATCAAGCATTGGAAGTCTTCAATCCCGCGAAGCGAATGATAGACGCGTTACCCGCGTTACAGGTCGCATTCGATATTGAAGTAATGAAGCATTCGCTATCTGTTCCAAATGGATCAACACTACGCCCCGTAGTTGGACAATCACGCGATGGTAAGAATGCTCACCTTGCGGTCTTGGATGAATATCATGAAGCGGATTCCGATGAAGTCTATTATTCATTACTGCAATCAATGGGTGCGCGGACACAACCGCTCATGCTGATTACAACCACATCAGGATACACATTAGAAGGACCTTGCCACAGACTACAAAAGGACTGTGAAGAAATGTTACGCGGGGAAGCGGATCGCCCTGAGCTATTCGCACTGATTTACACATTGGATACTTCAGTGGATTGGAAGACTGAAGAAGCCTTAAAGATGGCGAATCCAAATTATGGTGTATCAGTTGATCCACGTAAGTTGAGATTAGAACAGAAAACAGCTATCAGCAAAACCAATCAACAGAATCCATTTAAAACCAAGAAACTGAATATCTGGTGTAATGCAGCCTCGGCGCATTTCAACATGGTTGAATGGTCTGCTCTATCTGATAAGAAACTGAAGGTCGAGGACTTCAAAGGTGTTGATTGTTGGATGTCTGCCGACTATTCAAGCAAATTGGATTTAACTTGCATCATGAAGTTGTTTAAGAAGGACTCGCATTACTATTGTTTCCCACGATTCTATCTACCAGAAACAACAATAAACGATCCCACTAATAATAGAATGCTGCGATGGGCTGAACAAGGATACCTTACATCTCTACCGGGTAATATCATTGATGTGGATTTAGTGGTCGCTGATATCGTCAAGGACGTAGAAACATATAAGCCGCTTGAATTTTGTTTTGATGATTGGAATGCTTTACTATTTACCAATTCAGTAGGTAAGCAATGTAAAGATCTCAAGATGTTTTCAATGCTGCAGAACTTCAAGACATTATCACCACCGATGTTAGAACTAGATGCACTGATAGTAGATAAACGCATTCACCATCCAGATAATCCTATTCTGAATTGGAACATGGCTAACGTGATGGCACTACCAGATAATCACGATAACATCAAACCAGTTAAGGATAGCAAGCGAAGTGCAAACAAGATTGATGGTGCCGTGGCGCTTATGCTGGCACTGAACCGGGCAATGTTAGTTAAGGAACCAGTAGTGCAACCATTCCGGATGTTCTTTGCGTAATGGATTTCACTAAATAAGGACGTATATGCATATCACAATTATCGAGGTAGTATAAATGAGCCTCATCAGCCTGAATCTAAATCATCCTCCTATAGAAAAGCGTGGCGGTAATCCTCTTGAAAATCCGTCTGTAAGTTTGGGAAATTTGGGAGCAATTTGGAGTTTTATCTCCGGTTCCGAGCCTACGGCGAGTGGAGAGGTCATTGATGAAACTATCGCACTACAGATCATAACAGTTAATTCCTGCGTCCGTCTTATCGCTGAGGCAATCGCATCAATGCCATTGATTCTTTATAAGCGATTACCTAAAGGGCGCGAGGAAGCATTAGATAATCCACTACATGATTTGCTTACGATTGCACCTAATCCAGAAATGTCTGGTCCTGTGTTTTGGGAAACAATGGTTGGTTCAATGGCATTAACTGGTAACTCTTATGCCTATGTCCAGCGGGTTGGGGGTGACATTGATGCACTTTGGCCGCTGCATCCGCATAAAACAAGACCAATGAGACTAGCAAACAATGAGTTAGTTTATTCATGTTGGGAAGGTACAAACCAAGCAAATCCCAAAACATATGATGCCGCTGATATCTTACACTTCAAACTATTCTCATTTGATGGATTACTTGGATTAAGTCCAATTGCACTATCGCGGCAAGATTTAGGAATACAGAGAGCCGCAACAAAAATGGTTGGTCGGTTCTATGCTAACAATGGCAGACCATCAGCCGTTATGACTCCTAAAGAGGGTTATAACCCCGATGACAAGATGTTGCTTCAAGTTAGAGAATCTTGGCAAGCCGCTAACAGTGGTGAGAATTCACTAAAGACGGCGTTTGTTCCTGGTCAGTGGGAATACAAAGCCATGGGATTGAACTTTGAGGATATTCAATTACTCGATTCCCGCAAGTATTCACGCACTGAAATTGCAGCATTGTTTCATGTACCAAGTCATCTTGTAGGTGATACCACGCGCCAATCAAATACGAATAGTGAGCAGGAGGGACTTTCATTAGTCACTTACTGTTTGCGTCCATATCTCAAGAAAATTGAAATGGAAATACAGAAATCATTATTACCTACTAAAGGTCGCACTGCTAACAAGATGTGTGTGGAATTTGATATTAGACAACTGTTACGCGGTGACTTCAAAGCATCTATGGAAGGTTATCAGATTGGGCGTAACGCCGGGTTCTTCAATGCTAATTACATCCTTGAGGATCTTGGTGAGAACCCAATTGGTCCAGTGGGTGATATTTACTGGATGCCAGTCAATTACATGAATGCTGAAAATGCTTTAGATCCTAATTATGTTCATCCAAGTAATAACCCGCAACCTAAAGCGGTTGATACTACACCAAAGTTAATTGAAGCACCGAAGGAAAAAGAACCAGATGGTGATGAAAGATCTATATTGGCGAAAGCAACCACGATTGGTGTGGTGTTTAAGGATAGCATCGGGCGCTTGATTAACAGGGATAAACGGGATTTAGATGCTATTACTAGTGTTTTTACCCCTTGTTTGCGTTCGATTACTGCTCTTTCAGTAGACCATTTTAATAAACAAATGAATACTAATTGGTCAGATGATAAAGCGGAATCGAGAATAGTTAATGATATATGCAAGTCACTTGAGAAACGAGCGGATAATTGGAAGTCAGAAGATATTGAAGCTATTACATCCGAAGAGTTCCGAAAGGCTTTGAAGTCAATTGCCGCTAATGTAGCCCGTGAAATCGGAGCATCAACAGTTACAAAGGAATAATACCAATGAATACCAAATTAGAAAATAGATTTCTTCCGATTCAGGAACTACGTGTATCCACGAATGCGGACGGAACAAGAGTTATGAAGGGTTATGCCGCAGTATTTAATAGTCCTTCAGTTGATATGGGTGGATGGAAAGAAGTAATAGCACCCGGTGCGTTCACGCGGTCACTTGGAACCAAGCCCGATATTATGTGTACCGTAGAACATGATCCTAAAAAGGGTGTGTTAGGTAGAACATCTGCCAACACTCTGCGATTAGAACAAGACAGTAAAGGATTAGCGTTTGAAGTTGATCTTCCTAAAACCACATTGGCTAATGATATTGCCGAGTCAGTAATGCGTAAAGATATTACTGGTTGTTCCTTTCAGATGGTAGTAAAAGATTGTAACTGGGACAAGAATGGTGATGGTGTGTTACGCACTGTTAAGGATGTTGATTTACGCGATGTAACTATTACTAGTCAACCAGCTTATCCATCAACCAGTGTAGCATTGCGGTCCTTGTTGTTCCCTGATGGAGCACCAGAGATTCCAGAGTTTCGCAGTGAAGCAAAGACCAAGAAGGTGGATGATGAAGAATTATCCAAAGATGATTTCTTGATTGTCGGTGACCCTGATAAATTAGAAACATGGAAACTACCGTGGCACTTTAGCACTGCTGAAAAAATTAAGAGCCACTTGCGTAATGCATTGGCTCGGTTTGGTCAGTTAAAGGATGTATCTGAGGATGTAAAGAAAGCAGCATGGTCGAAGTTAGTTAGACTTTGTAAAGAACATGATATTGATGTCCAAGCGAATAGATCAGTAACAGATGGTAATCCAAATCAAAGCCAACCGGGTACTGGTTGTCTCTGTGATTGTGACCCATGTTGGGGTGGTCAATGTGAAATGTGTTCTAATGAAGACTGTATAGAATCGGAATGCCGCTGCTATTACTCCAATACAAGATCCACCAATAGACTCCTAGCCAAGATTATTGAAACCCGCCTCAAGTGGCCGGACTAGTTCCACTGAAGTCCATATTCCACTAAATAATGAATGTGAAAAAGTTTCTGTTGTTAGTTGATCCTACTTGTTAGGTACTTTCGATAGTAAATCAATGTAACAACTAATGTGAAGCGATAGCACGCGCTATTGCTGTCCATAATTTAATAAGGAATGGTTTTTATGACCATTAGAGACCTAAAGAACAACCGCAATAAACTGATGACGGATGCCCAAGCATTGCTTTTGAAAGATAAAGTAACTGTTGAGGACCGGACTTCAGCGAATGCAATGTTAGCCGATGCCAATTTATTGGATGCTGATATTGCTAATTTAGAAAAGGTCGACAAGACTGTAGTTGAGGAACGCGCATCAACTATGCCTAATCGTCCTGGTATCGAACAGAGTACAAACGATCCATGGATCAACGATCCAAAGAAGACAGAAAAGCGTGCATTTGAACGCTATGTAAGATATGGAATCGTTGATAACACAGTATTGCGTCACGCTGGTATGAGTCCTGAAGAATATCGGGATATCACAACTGGTGGCAACAATAGTACTTTGTCCGCTGCATTCACAGTTCCACAGGCGTTTTATCCTGTGTTGACTGAAGCAAAGAAATCATATGGTGAAATTCTAAATGTGATTAAAATGCTTGATGTAGACAACGGAGCACCAACCAAGTATGCAACAGTTAGCGATGTTGCTAATACGCTATCAATCGTTGGTGAAGCACAAACAGTAAGTGAAGTAGATCCTACTCAAATTACTGGTGCTATCATCTCCAGTGACTTTACATCAACTGGTATCATCAAAGTATCTTTGGCTGAATTGCAAGATTCCGCTTTTGATCTTGATGCGTGGATAAAGACTGCATTTGGTATTCGTTACTACAGAGGATTGTCCTCATGGGTAACAAATGGTAATACAAGCAATGTGGCTTCATTGAAGACTTCGGCTGTATCTGGAGCAACTTCTGCCTATACAAACCAGATTGTTTATGCCGATGTGGCTGCGGTTTATGCTGCATTAGATCCTGCGTACCGTCAAGGTGCGGTATGGTCATTCAATACTAATACGCAAGGGTTGTTACTCAGCCAATGCGATAACATTGGACGCCCATTGTTTATTCCTGCTCCTTCGGCTGAAGCGTTTGATACCCTGTTGGGTCATCGGGTTGTATTAAATCAATTCTTGGATAACGTGACCGCTGGTCAAGCCAAGATTGCTTTGATGTACGGAGATCACAGTGCTTATTTGCTACGGACAGTTAAACCTGGTCTTAGTGTAATGAGACTGAATGAACGGTTTATTGATACTGGTGAAATCGGCTTTGTCGGCTTCGCCCGTGTTGGTGGTGCGTTACTTCAGAGTACAATTCCTCCTGTGATTTCATTGACCATGGCAACAACTGGTACATGGAGCCAAGGTTCATTAACATAGGAATTACTCCTATACAAACACTTTGGGGTTCCAATAACATGGAACCCCAAAGCAAAGGAAAATATTAACCTATGTCAAATAACTTAATTCCTCAAACCTCTCCCGAATGGAATGAAAGCGCCGTCCAGATCTTTGATGGTCAATTCGGTGTTACATACATCAGTGGTAATCATCCTGGTTCTGCTGGTGCAGTAATTCTTCCTTCTCAGGGACTTGTAGCACTTAACGGATCAAATGGTACAGGTGGACTTTATGTCCAATTGCCTGAAATAACTTCTGGACTTCCTGGTGCAGCCACCGCAGGTAATGATGGTCAAGTACTCACACTAGTAGATGTAGTGGGTAAAGCCCATACAGTATTTGGAACTTCTGCTACTCAATCTAGTTCTGGTGCTGGTGAATTCGTATTCGGTGGAACTACTGGTGAAAAAACGGACTTCCTAGCATTAGGGGGAACGTGGATCCAGACATTCAAACTTGCTAACACTTCATCTGGTGTAGTAAAGTAACCGTCTTAATAAACAAAGGGCTCCCGATCTTACCAGATCGCGGAGCCCTTTTTGCGTAATGAGACTTATATAAATAAGATTATCGAGGTTATCTAATGTCATTTGGACTTACATTAAAAACACCACCAGCGGTTGAACCGATCGCGCTAACTGATGTAAAGAGATTCGCTAGTGTAGATGAAGATTTCACTTTGGATAACACGTTACTTACTGGATTAATTTCAACAGCTAGAGTCTTAGCAGAACGGTATTGTCAGCGTGCATTCTATAATCAGACGTGGTTATACACACTTGATTGGTTTCCGTTGTATTGGGGACGGAATACCATTAAAAATATCCATGATACCGTCTACCCGTATTCATATTACTTTGACTCCTCGATGTTATTGTTTCCTAAACCAGGACTCCAAAGCATTACTAGTATCAAGTTCTATCAAGTCAATCCTGCTAGTACAAGTGGTGCTACACAAGTTACTCTTGATCCATCCCTTTACATTGTAGATACTAACAGCGAACCAGGAAGAGCATTTCCAGTTACTTATTGGCCATCGACATCGGTGAACTGGTCCCCTGGTGGTGTTCAAATTGAATACATCGCTGGAACTTGGGGTGATGGTGTTGAAGTCAATAACGTACCAGCGAATGTTAAGACCGCGATTGCATTAGGTGCGGCACATCTTTACAACCATAGGGAAGATGGTATTCCAATCCCCGAAGCGTTTTACCGAT